TGTAGTAACAATACTTGGCAAAGTGAATTTACCGTCTGCATCATTACAAGTTAAAATTTTTCCTGCGTGAGCATCAACTGTTAAAGATGTGTCAGCAGTTAAGCTTACTACTGATGTACTACCAGCAGTTATAAAACCAGAAATAGATTTAACTGGTCCTGAGAATGTTGATTTTGCCATAATTTCCTCCTTGGGAAATAAGTCTTATAGTCTTGGCTTGTCTGCTAGGTCAGTCTATAAAACAGTTAATTAATCCTAGATGAATTAATTTTATTACACGGCTTTGTCATGTTCAATAGGTAATTTTTCTGTAGCTTCTAAAACTGACTTATGTGCTTCATATAATTTTTCGTAAGCTTCTTTTGTTAAATTATTTTTACCATAAGTTTTTATTAAATCTTCGCCAATCATTTCTATTAAACATCTTGTCGTAACTAATCTTCCTCTTATATCTTCGCTTTTTTCTTTGTCGGTCATAATTTTAAATTGTTTCACTTGTCTAATTTTGTATTTTCTTGAGTTTCTAATATTAATTAATTTTTTTTCTAATTCAGTATAACTGCCCCAATCTCTAATTTCTGCGACAGTTCTCCCACAACCTTTGCATACATCGTCAAATGGTATTACAGAGGTGGTACATCTACCCACACAAGGGGTTTCAGATAAATTATTTGGTTCGTGTAACCACATTTTAAAAAAAGGGAGAGCCTAAGCCCTCCCTTCTTTATTCGTTATTAAGCTCCTTGAGAACCGTCAACACATCTCCAGTTAGAGAATCCAAATGAATATCTCTCTCTGGCTTTATATCTCATGTTTCCAGTATCAAAATCACCTTCTAATGCAGTTTGTAAAGGACTTCTAACAAACATTTTAAACCCGTCAGGAACATCTGTTTTCAAGAAGAATGCATCTGGATCTACAAGGTAGTGGTTTACCACATATCCTTGAGGAAGCATTCCTTGGTTTCTGATTGAGTTAATGTCGTTGTCTGAAGTAGCAACTCTACCAGGAGTATTTAAAAGACGATCCGCCACGAATTGTAATTGTGGTGGAATAATCAATTTAGTTCCTTGTAAAGCTATGTTCAAACCACGATCATCAGTTTGAGTTGAAACCCTTATCAAAGCATCTTCTAAAGATGTTTCGTTAAGGTCAGCAAAAGTTGTTGCTCTGTTAGCAGCAGTACCAGTGCTTAACGGGTGGTCAGTAGCGATTAACGGCTTACCATCTCCACCAGGAAAGCTAGTGCTAAATGCGTTGTTCAGAATATTTGCAGCTTTAATTTGTTTAGTATGAGCCATACTTCTAGCTAATGCTTTGGTATATCTCGAACCTAAACGGTCATACAAATTATCTTCAACTGCTTCTTCAGTTAATGCGAAAGCAAGAGCTACAGTTTCGTGTTCATAACGAGCTGTAAATCCTTCAGTTGCATTATCAAAAGCTACGCCAGCACCTTCTGCTTTAGTTGGAGCATTACCAAAACCAACAATCATTACTTCTTCTTCAAAAGCTCTATCAGAACTATTTTCTTCAAAGATTTCAGAATGTTCGTTGTCGTATCGGTTGTACTCCATACCAAAAAGTGCGTTTAGACCTGGCTCTAACTCTTTAGCTAATTGTGCTCTATTAATTGCCATGGTTATACCCCTGTAGTAGTTGAGTAGAAGTGTTCGTTAATTTTAACGACCACATTCACGTTAGCAGAACCTCTTTCGTCATTGTCAGGGTCTTTTGAGAACCCAACAATTCTGAAGTTTTCAGCAGCAGAAGTTGCTCCTGAATCTACTTCAGCTTTTGATTGGCCAGTAACAGTAGAACCAGCTGTATAAGCTAGATCTACGTTAGCACCAACCGCAGCTAACGCAAGAGAACCAGTACATTGTACTTCGTAAAGATTGTTTGGGTCATCTTCAACTAAAGCAGTAATTGTACTTGTAGATGTTTGTCCTGATGGATAGTGTGCTTTAAACACAACTTGTCCGTCAGTATCAACAAATTTACAACCCCTAAAAATTCCCAATATTGGTTGCTCACCCGCAGCATCACATACGAGTATTGAACCAGCAGCAGTCATTCTTACAGGGTCGCCTGAGAATATACTTCCAGTTGCACCAGAGGCTATTTCGTATTCTGTAGTTCCATTATTTTGGACACTTGAACCTAATCTGCCTACTAGCTTAAAACCGAAAGGTGCATCTTTATTTGCCATAATAAATACCTTTTAATTATGAAAGTTTAGTAAACAGCGATACTCCCATTTATCTTTTACCGCCACCAAAAGTAACGCTAGATGATCTTCTTGGCCTCTCTATTGGAGAACGATCATCAGATTCCTTCATTAAATCATTGTCTATTGCTTGTTGCATAGTTTGCGACCTATCTGTGAAATAATTATTTCTTTCTTGTCGAGTTTCTAAAGGAATCTTAGCTAATAAAAGTCCACCTACACTAATAACTCCTGCATGTTTTCCATCCTGAATCGTTGGTAGTTCAAAATTTTGAATTTCCTCAGCCCTTACAAGTTCAAAGCCTTCTCTTAATCGAGACATGACATTTTTCTTGTCGGGTTGGTTAGCGATTTCAGCACGAATCCATCTGTATTCATAACCTTCAGGAGGTTCTGGAGTTTCTAGAGTTGATGGGCGTTGCCAAGGTTTGCGAGATTCAAGGGACTCTCGTGTGTCCGCAGAACGTGGAGCTCTGTTAAATTCTTGTTGGTTATCTGTTGTTTTCTTTGTCATGTTTTTACCTTTTAACAAATTTTGCGTACTCTTTAAGAGGTACGTTTAGTTTTTTAGCCATTTCTACCTCTGAAGGAGAAAGTCTAACCTGCTTTTTGTTAGAACCTTGAGAATCTGCTCTAGCAGCAGAAGCCACTCTTTGAGTAGCTTGTGGTGTTTGAGCAATCTCAGTTTCTACACCAAAATCATTTGGGAACTTAGTTCTCAATCTTTTATCTAATTCATTGTAATACTCATCAGTTTGACCGTCAAAGCCTTCCTGCACTAAATCATCATGAATTGTAAATGCAGCAAGAGTCCTAATTCTATCTTCGCCAAACCAATTATTCTTATCAGCCCAAGCTTCTGCTTTTATATCAGGCTGAGGTAATTGTTCTTGTTGTAAGTTTGGTTGTGGAATTATAGTTTCATTAGTAGGATTTTCCCTAGCTGTCCTGATTCTATTTTCTTCAACTGCAATAGTAGATAAAACGCTTGTTGCTTTTGCAGCTTTTTCAAAATCTTGAGCCTCTTGAGCTTCAGCTAAAACTCTTGTAGCTTGTGACTTTTGACTTTGAAGTCTTGTCTCTGCTTCTGCATAGTAATCTTGATTTATCTTTTCGCTTTTACCTCTAAGGCTCTCATATTCTGATTTCATGCTGTTAGCATAATTAAGTGCAGAATCTCTACCTCTTTCGGCTTCTCTAAGCTTTCTTGTAAGATTGTTTATTCTTTTTTGAACATTATCTGAATAATTTTCTAATTCATCTTCAGATTCAGCTTTTACTTCTTGTTCAGAAGTTCCTACAGAATCTTCAGTTTGATTTTCTTCAGGTGTTTGCTCTTCCTCTATAACTTCAATTTCATCCACATTATCCGTAGATTCTTGCAAGTTTTCTTCTTGTATTAACTCAGACATATAAACCTCCTATACAGCAACTATGTCATCAGGATCTTTAATAGTAGCTAAAACTTCATCATCATTTATAAGTCTGCATTCGGCTTCATCACCTAACTTAAAACGACAACCAGCGTATCTACCTATCAATACCCATTGTTTTTCATGGCACCAAGAGGTACCTCCAAATTTAGATTTATCTTTATAGCAAAGAGGCCCCATCTTAACTACATAAGCACATACAGAGGCCAAAGACTCTCTTTCAACATGCTGTTGTGTTAACAATATACCACCTTCAGATACACCTTTGCCTTTGTAAGGTAAGACAAGAAGCCTATAACCTGAAGGTTGTGGCATCCTATCTAAAAAAGATGATTCTAATAAAGTTGGATCTAAAACTCTTTTACTTTCCTCAACATAAGCTTTATCAGCTTCTGTTTCTTCAGGCTGTACTTCTTGTTGAGATTCTTCTATTTCTTTGGCTATGTGGTCAGGGACTACCACTTTGTTCTGGCTCTTCATACTCTTTTCCAAGCAGTTCTCTAAAAATACTTTCTGCGTCAACGAGAGAACTGTGTCGCCCACGCAAAAATTCATATTGAGACATGTCTTTTACCCCATTTAACATTTGGGTTTTGACATCCTCTTGTCGTTCTCTAAGAGATTTTAAATATTTTTCTCTTAAATCAAATATGGACATTAATAAACGCCATTGAATTTAGTACCCGTTTCCGCAATACCACTTCCTTTGACCTTACCTTTACCCATTCCTGGCGTAGGAGTTGTACTAGCTGAAACACTTTTTTGTTGTTTTAACTTAACAGTTCCTT